CCCGCCTCCACCGACCTGCGCGCGGCCATGATGGACAATACCGGCAAAGTCTCCGCCCAATACAAAGACATCGACAATCTGGCCACACGCTTGGGCGACCGCCTGCCGGGTACGACCGCCGACTTTAAGAACCTGATGACCATGCTGATCCGTCAAGGCATGAGCGCGCAGACCGTTTTGGGCGGCACAGGCGAGGCCGCCGCCCTCTTGGCCGTCCAACTCAAGAAAAGCCCAGAAGCCGCCGCCGAGATGGCAGCCAAGCTGCAAGACGCCACGCGCGGCACAGAAAAAGAGATGCTGGCCATCATGGACCAAGTCCAACGCCTCTACTACGCAGGCACGGACGACACCAACATTTTAGGCGCGTTTTCCAAACTCTCCCCTGCCCTAGATACCCTAAAAATCAAAGGCGAATCCGCCATGAAGATGATGTCTCCGCTCGTCGGTATGCTTGACCAAGCAGGCTTGTCGGGCGAATCGGCAGGCAATGCGCTGCGCAAGGTATTCACGCGCATGATGGATACAGAGAAAATCGCCAAAGTCACAGACGGAACAGGCATTTCCCTCAATTTCACCGACGGCAAGGGCGAATTTGGCGGATTAGACAAAGCGTATGAGCAGCTCGCCAAACTCAAAGCCGTCAACACCGAGCAAAGACTCCAGATTCTGCAAGGCATCTTCGGCGATGATGCCGAGACGCTCCAAGCCTTAAACACAATGATCGAAAAAGGCAAGGCAGGCTATGAAGAATTTGCCAAAAAAATGGAAGCCCAAGCCAGCCTCAATCAGCGCGTCAACGACCAATTAGGCACGCTGACCAACTTATGGGACGCGGCAGGCGGTACGTTTACCAACTTTCTCGCCAAAATGGGCGAATCCATCGCGCCCGAATTGAAAGAAATAACCAAATGGATCGGCGACGTTAACGAGAAATTGAGCAACTGGGCCGCCCAAAATCCAGAGACCGCCAATACCATCATGAAAATCGTCGCCGCGATCGGCATTTTCCTGACCGTCGTCACCGGCATCGGAGCGGCCATTTCCGCCGTCCTCGTCCCAATTGCCTTGGCTAAATTCTCATTCTTCAGCCTCTTTGGCGTCTTTGCAGGCGGCGGCGGCATAATTTCCACGATTATCGGCTGGCTTGGCCGTCTGGGCATGGCGCTGCTAGGATTCGGCGCCAAAGCGGCGGTTTTCCTCGTGACCAACCCATTCGGCTGGGCAATCCTTGCCGTCGGCGCGATTATCATGCTTTGGCGCAACTGGGAAACAGTAAAATCAGCCCTGATTGCAGGCTGGGAATGGATTAAAAAAGTATTCCAGCAAAATCCCCTGCTCGCCGCCTTTACCGGCCCTGTCGGCTGGCTCATTGCGCTGCTGGCAAACTGGAATAAAGTCAAAGCCGCCCTGATTAGCGGCTGGGAATGGATTAAAAAAACATTTTCCGGAAACAACCCCATTTCCATCGCCATGACGGCCGCGATGGGTCCTATTGGCGCAGTCATTAATAGTTTCAGAATCCTGCGCTCCGCTGCCGCCTCCGCATGGGAATGGCTCAAAAAAGCGGTATCAATCAAAGCCCCATCAACGCCGCCCAGTATCGGCATTCCCAATCGCGGCTTTTCCGTCGGCGGCTATACAGGCGCAGGCGGCGTCAACGAAGCCGCAGGCGTTGTACACAAAGGCGAAGTCGTATTCAACCAGCGCGACGTCGCCAAATTCGGCGGCTGGCAGGCAGTCGAAGCCATCCGACGCGGCGGCGCAGGCGTACTCGCCAACATCGGCAACCGCTTGGGACTGGGATTTTCAGACGGCCGCAAAGCCGCCCTGCCCAGCCCGACCCGATTCAATGCCGCGCCACACGCCGTCAGCATGGCAGGCGACAACATCACAATCAACGTTCACGCCGCGCCCGGCATGAATGAGCAGACACTCGTAAACGCCATCATGGCAAGGCTCAACGAGCGCAGCCAAGCCAAGCAGCGCCGCCGCAATTCCTCATTTTTCGATAAGGATTAAATCATGGTTTTATTAGGCAGCCTGGGAATGTTCGTGTTTTTAATGCGCACCATCCCTTTCAACCAATACAGCCGCAGTCAGGCGTGGAAGCACCCCAACCAAGCAACCGTCGGCACCATGCCGCCTGCCCAATTTACAGGCAAAGACCCAGAAGAAATGACCATCGAAGCCGAGCTGCGCCCCGAAGTAACAGGCGGCACAGGCAGCATCGAAGCCCTGCGCATGATGGCGGCCACCGGCAAGCCCTACACCCTAATCATGGGCCACGGCAAAATCATGGGCAGCTACGTCATTACCAACATTCAAGAGCGCGGCAGCCATCTAAACCAAGACGGCAGCGCGCGCGCCCTCTCGTTTTCCATGAGCCTGAAGAAAGTTTCCGACAGCGCGCTAGGCCTCGAGGGCGGCGCCCTCAACGTCGCCGTATCCGTCGTCCGAAACCTGACAGGGATTTAACGCCATGCAATTAAATTTTGATTCCATCAGCGCGGCCGCCCAAAAAGCCGCCGCCAAAATCTTTGACGAAGTCAGCGGCAAAAACGCCCGACATCTCACGCCGGCAGCAGAGCTGACCATAGACGGCCGCCGCTTTGGCACGCAGGCAATGAGCCGTATCATCAGCATCAGCCTGACCGACAAGCGCGGATTTGAAGCCGACGAGCTGACCATCGAACTAGACGACCACGACGGCACAATCGCCATCCCCAAAACAGGCAGCAAAATCACGCTCAAACTGGGCTACCAAGAAACTGGCCTCGTCGAAAAAGGCGAATATCTCGTTTCCGAATTTACCGCATCAGGCAGCCCAGACCGCCTAAGCATTACCGCGCGCGCCGCCGACCTCGCCGAAGCCCTCGCCGAGCAAGTCGAGAAAAGCTGGCACAAACAGACGCTCTACCAAATCATCGAGACCATCGCCAAAAAGCACAAATATGAATACATCATCCACAAAGATTATCAAAACCAAAAAATCGAACACATCGACCAAACAAACGAATCGGACGCGTCGTTTATGAGCCGCCTCGCCGAGCAGTACGACGCCATTGCCACCGTCAAAAACGGCAAGCTCTTATTTATCCCGGCAGGCGAAAGCCAAACCGCCAGCGGCCAACCCATACTGCCCACCACCATCACACGCGCCAGCGGCGACAGCCACAGCTTCACCTACTCCAGCAGTAACAGCTACCAAGCCGTGCGCGCCTATTACACAGACAAAAAAACAGGCCAAAAAAAAGAAGTCCTCGTCAACAAAGACAATGCCTACCCCAATAAAAAAACAGTCAGCGAGACGAAAATCATCAAAGGAAAAGCCGTAAAAGGCAAAACCCAAAAAGGCAAAGCCACCAAGGGCAAGACGGTAAAAGGCAAAAAAGGCAGGCAGTACACAACAAAAAAAGTCACGACAACAAAAACCGTGATCGACAATCGCAAGGTCAACACCGACGGCCAAAAAATCAAAACCCTGCGCCATCTGTATGCCAGCGAAAACGGCGCATGGTCAGGCGCGCGCGGCGCTTTTAAAAAAATCCAGCGCGGCGTTGCCGAATTTAGCATTACGCTGGCCGTCGGCCGCCCCGACCTCTACCCCGAAACGCCTGCCGTCGTCAAAGGCTTTAAGCCCGAAATCGACGTGGAGGCTTGGCTGATTACCGAGGTTTCGCATAAAATCGACAGCGGCGGTTATACCTCAGGCATACAATTTGAAGCGCGCATCGTCCCCGACATCACGCTCTACGAAGACGCGCCGACAAACAACTTTCAGCCGACAGGCGAAACTACGGAGATTCTAAAAAATGGAAAACCAAACTCATGATCCATATTCATGGATTGACCGACAGATCCAATACTGGCAACAAAAAAGCCGCGAAGCCAGCGAAGCCGCCGACATCGAGGCATACAACCACGCCGAGCGCGAACTCGCCAATTATCAAGCCATGCTCAAAATAAAATATTAGCCAAACAAAAAAAATGCCTTCTGAATTTCAGAAGGCATTTTTGTTTAATTAGCACCAGAAGATAACTTTCTTAATGTATCTTTCAAATTGATAATCGCAAGATTTAATTCAGCAGAATTAAATCTACCATCACTAGAGACGATAAAAAAATCAATTAATGGAGGATTAATATCATCAAGAGATATTTGATATTCATTGCAAAACCTACTAATTCTTGATTTGATAAGGTTTGCGGCTAAAGTGATAAGCTGAATATCTTTTTTTGAGCAAATATTCTCCATATGATTAAATAGATCGTATTCAATTTCAGATAGACTTTTTTCTTTTGCCTCTTTCCTTCTATTTCGTTCCATAATCTCATTGATCTTGAGATTATGCCTATATTGGAGATATGCACCTACTAAATTCCCAGCGACAAAAACAATAATGCTAAAAAGGTTATTGACAATGTTAATCAGTTTGTCCCACTGTTCCAAATTCGGTGCATTCATTGCATACCTGAAACACGTTTATGTTCATCGCGCGCCAACTCGATAATTTTCCTCACAAGTTTTGGGAGGAAGCCGTCTTCGGGAAGTATGACCAGCTTATCTAAAACTTCTTCATAGGAGAAGCCGTCTTCTTTAATCAAATTGACAAACGCTCCCCCTAAAAATGCGGAATCTGGAACATCGCGTAATTTAGAAAAATCAACTGTTACCTTGTCGGATGTACGAAAAGCATCAGTCAGAAAGCGTTTGCGAAAATCATTACCGTTGCTGTCAGGATTATCTTCAGCAGAACGACCCCAAGGGTCATCCGAGAAATCCAAAATATCGATATATTTATTTTTTATCATTTTATTTACTCCGGTAAGCGAAATGCCCACTCGATTAAAGTTCCTTCGATTATAAATCTTGATTGTTGAGCTGTAAACTTGCCGTCCAAAAGTGTTCCTTTGGCCTTTCTGCTTAGAATTAGTAGCTGAGAGTCATCCCATTCTTTTGCGCCGGTGACCACATTTGCAAGGCCGTTGCCACGACCATCACCGATTCGGCGGCTCATGCCATGCTGCCATGCTTCTTGAAGGATATTGGCATCTTCAAGATTTCGATAAAAAATGCCACGATCCTGTGTTGCATGGTCAACATAGGAGCACGAAATACCTACTCCACAATCATAAACAAGAAAATGGATATAACCATCATCGCCATTCCAAAACATATACCACCAAGGATTTTCACCATCGGCATCATCTGGATAAGCATGCTCGCGAATGTTGAGCAGTACCTCTGAAATAGATGTTCGTAAGTATGAAAAGAATTTTTCCGAACGGCTACCAATTTTTTCTTTTAGTTGGGACTCGTAGAAATTGAGTTGACTGTAAATTGCTTTCCGGTGCTGTGCGAAATTCAAACGATCCCCTATATGAAACACGCCATTGTTTCCTGCGGAGTTATTAACAGCTCTTAAAGCGATTAGTAGCTTTGATTCTAGGAAAAGCTCTTTGTAAACGGGTGAATGTTTGCAATCAAATACAAAACAGCCCTTATTTTTCCTTTTACTCTGAATATGATTGACATTAGCAACCAAAGCTAGTGCGGCAGCGGCCGTGATTTCTTCTGTTTCAGAAAAGTCAAGCTTTAATACTTGGTATGGAGAATCTAGCAGCCCTAAGATTTGTGCTGTTTCATCAAAATTACTGTATAAGCAAAAGCGTTTAGGAAATTTTAAAACATACATCTAATTCCCCCTAATTCCCCTTAAATATTCCAAAATCAAGCGGCCGCACATTCTAAAGCTTACTGTATGCTGAGCCGCTTCTCAAAATTCAAATCAAAATCCCGACAAATGCCATGCGCCGCGCACTTTGCCGCAGATGGTTAATTTTTTCAGTCCATCGCCTTCGATGGTTTCCGTTCTGTATAACGGGTTGTCGCTGATGACCATCAGGCCGCTTTTTATTCGTCCAGCGACAGACTGAACATAACAGGAATCCCAGGCGTGATGGCGATGCCGTAAGTGATGCCGTCTTCCGTGTAGGAATCTTTGGCCTGTTCCTCCGGATTCTTATTGAAATCCTCCGCCAATTTGACGCTCATTTTCAAAAGTTTGGCCGATAGCTCCTTACTTTTGGCTTCGCCGACGGCCGAGCCGTCAGCAATGGGCGCAGTCAAGATGGCGATAGATTTGCCAAACAAGCCCAGCAATTCCGTGCCGTTGCTTTTTCCGACTGGCGCGGCAAAAATAAGTATTCCGCGCGGCTTTTTGTTTTCCGGGCTGGCCGAGATAATTATGCCGAGGCTTTCGGCAGCAGTATGCTGATACACAAGATTGACCGAGCCTTTCTCGCCGGTGGGCTGGGCATTTTTCGGGATAGGCTTAGTTTTCGGATAATCAAAAAGCGCCATCTGGCGGTTGATCCGTTGACGCAGCTCTTCAAAGCTGATGGGCAGCTCTTTTTTAGGCGTGTTGATGGTCAAATCATAGCCTTTCTCACTGGTAGGCTTGGAGGCGCTGTCATCGGCTTGCAGCGTTTCGGTTTGGGTATCCGCCGCCGTCTGCTTCGCCTCGTCGTCATCGCCCATCAACAGCGCGCCGCCGACAAACATGGCGAGACCCAAAGCCAGCGACTTCGCCCAAAAGCCGCGCGTCTGAATCTTGCCGGTTTTCCTGTCTTTCAAGAGCTTCGGCGCAAAAATCCCGATAAATCCGGCAACCGCCATAGCAAAGCCAAGCAAAAACAACAAAATTCCAATAATAAACATCATGTGAGTTTCCCTTCTTTTTTTCTCTAAGGTTGGTTGATAAAACTAAATATCTAAAAAATCCAACGGCAACACCTTCCAAAATTTACCGTGAATAAACAAATCGTCAAATTCTTCTGGCTCAATCACAAAGTCGGATTTACTGTAAATCGGATTGTCGCTGGTAACGTGTATCACGCCTGCTTTGCCACGCGCCAGGCGTTTGATGTAGGTATAGCCCTGAAACGTGAACAGGTACACGCCGCTCGATTCAAAATCGACGACATCGGTTTTAATCAGCGTGATCGACTTCGGCGGTATCGTCGGCTCCATGCTGTCGCCGTCGGGCGACATCAGCTTCACACCGTGCAGATTATCCGTGCCAAGTAGCTCTTTGAGAGCAGACTTCGGAATCTCAAGCGAGTGCAGCAATTCGGGATAGTCGGCATTCAAATGGCCGCTGCCACACGAGGCGGCAACGTCGAACAAATCCAAGCGCGCCGTTTCGAGGCCGTCTGAACTTTCAGACGGCCTTTTTATATGGAAATCATCCTGATAAGGCAATGGGAATCCTGAAATTTCAGATATTTTTACCATTGTTTCAAACGTTGGCTTATTCCGCCCTTTCTCAATCGCATTGACGCTCGCTTTTGTCGAGAAACCAAGCTCAAAAGCAAAATCTTCTTGGGTCATGCCTGCTGCTTTTCTCGCTTCAGTAGCCCATTTTGCCAAATCATAAGTCATAAAATTCTCCATGTTTTCAGCATTGTAAATTCTAAATAGACAAAAAACGGCTACTAAAAGTTTACTTTTTAGGATATTTAAAATATACTTTGTTGAACTTAAGGAGCAAAAATGAACAATTTAGACAAAGCAATTAAAGCCGCAGGCGGTCAAGCCGCCCTTGCCGCAAAACTAGGGAAAAAGCGTTCTACTGTAAATAGTTGGGTAAAAGGAAGAAACAAAATTCCTGCTGAAATCGCAGTAGAAATCGAAAAGCTGGGATATGGCGTCCGCCGCGAAGATTTAAGACCAGACGTATTTTTATAATTTACTTTTACCGAAAACGGAGCCAGAAAATGATAAATGTTAGTAAAGCGTTTGATGTTTTAGAGAAGTCGGTGATGTACCCGCAACGGGTGCAGGCTTGTGAATGGTTGAATGCGGGCGGTTTTCCGCCCGCCGGGGAGATCGGCACCGCGCTGGCGGTTATCCCTGCCGGATGGCTGTCCAATCCGCCGCCCGAATGTGTCGTTCAAGCGTTAGCAGCCGTCGGCTTTGGGCTTCATTGGGCATCTCATGCGCCAGATGCTGCGCTGCTGATGCTGCTTCCTCTCGAAGGTCGGGACGATCTTCAAGCAGAGCGGCCAGAAGATGGGCACTCAGGCGGTAATTCTGCGCCTGTTCCTGCCCGATGAGCGGGTCGAGCCCGACTATCCCGATGGCTTCTTCATAGCTATTTTGAGACATTTTTTTTACTCCGTTGCAGGGTTACTGGAAATGACATTGTAACGGGGTTATGACAAAGCGGAAAGACGCTTGACCAGCCGGACAGACGGCCTACCAAACTAAACGGAGCAAGAAAATGACAGCAGCCAATAAAAAACCGTCTGCAATTATCAGACGGTTGAAAAAATGGAAAGAGGCTATTGCAGATTATGCGGCATATCGTCTGCTGATGACTTTACACCGAAATCACTTTGCAGATGTTCAACAGCCCGAAGCATTTGTTGTGTTGCCTGCGCAGAAAACTGAAGCTCCATCTTCACGCCGCTGCGGTCAGACGCAAACTGATAGCAGGAAACGGATAGTGTTTTTGACTCCTCGTCATAGCGAATCTCAAGCGGCGAGTCAATCTGCAAGGGATAAATAACGGTTGAATCCATGTGTTTTCCTTTGGGTTATAGGGAAACAAATTATAGCGGAATGAAAAATAATTTTCAGACGGCATAACAAACTAAACGGAGCAAAAAAATGAAACCCATCAACGTCCAACTCTCTTACGGCTCGCTTGTCGAGGTTGCCACTTGGGATAAAGGCTTTTTAGCCATCCAAAAACACGGCAAAGACGGCAACTTCAGCGAGCTGCCGCGCAAACCGGCAAAGATTTTGAAAAAGGCCGTCCAAATGGTCAGCCAAATCTACCCACATGAAATCATCATCGCATAGGAGCAGAAAATGAACGAGCAAGAAAAAAAAGAGAACGAAAAGGATGCCGTAAGTCTAGTTCTCCTACATTCATCGGAAGCGGAGGATGTTGAGGCAATTATGGATTTGGCAGTTTATGGACTGACAGAGATGACTTCTAAAGACAATAAATCCCGCCTGGAAAATATTATTTTGCAAGTACTCGCAGGCCGTCTGCGAAAGGTATTGGAAGCACTACCCAAAACAGAATCTTTAATCAAAACAGAAAAGAGTTACCGCGACCTGGAAAATATTATTTTCAAAAACGAATCGCCAATCATAAGGAAAAATGAAGTGTGCAAACTGTCTCTCGAACAACACGTCCACGCCGACACCTGCGCCAAAACAGGCGCCCCGGCCGAATTAGCCACTGCCAACGTCGAGGTCAAATTTTACGGCGAAGAGCTTGACCTGATGGAATCGGCAGCCTGCGCGGCGAATAAATCATTAAGCGAATTTGCCGCCGAAGCCGCCTTGGAATACGCCGAAATCTACCTGCGCGCATACGCGGACGCAGACGCAGACGTCCGAATCAAACACGGTTTAATTTAAAAAAATAAGAGGTGGGGATATGTCAAACAATCAATTAATCATCGTAAACGAAAAGCACCAAGAAATCGCGCGTCATGAGCTGACCGACCGAGAAGCTGAAAACTTCCACCTCGCCGAGCCGATGAAACGCTTTCCAAATATCCGCGCAACGGCGACATACCGCAAACACGGCGGCGGCCTAGTGGTTTATGCAAGGGAGAAAGCCCATGACGG